CAAAATTTATTGATGCAATAATTTTATCTAATAGATTTGATTTTATATCTTTATCTATTACAATTTTTACTGCAATGTTAGACCATCCCCTTTTCTTCGCAATATTTTTAAGAGTTTGTAGGTTAGATAAATTGACCTTTACATGAGTCGGAGAAATAGTATTTTTAAAAAATTCATATTGTATGTTTTTTGATCCTAGGTCCAATATGTAATACCCTTTCTGATCACCTATGTCATTAAAGTCCATCTCAAATGGATTACCGGTATATATGATTTCTCCGTTGTCATATTTTCGATGCTGTCTTTTGTGAAAGTGTCCTGAGAAAATAAGGTTACATTTGTTTAGGACATCAGCTGATTCCATGCCGAATTCGCAAATCTTAAAAGAATTAAAGCTAAAGTTCTGTAGCTCGAAGTGACCGACTATTAAGTCACAATTATTGGGTATGTTTTTTGCTTCTGTACCCCACGGACAGAACCCAATGCGTTTATTTGATATAACCTCGACAGATGGCTTATCAAGGATTGTTATATTGTGTCTGTTGTTTAATATTGATAAAGAATGAACAGTAGAATTGTCCTTATAATATGCGTCATGATTTCCGGGGATCATTAATATTTCAAAGTCGTTAAATAAGTCTAATAATGTATTAGCGAAGAATAGTGTTTTTACGTTTATTTCGTCTCTATAATGAAATAAATCACCACCGAATATTAGTTTTTTGATTTTTTTAGTCTTAAGCTCTCTTGTATACCATTGAGCCCATTTATAAGTTACATCGTGCCACTTTTCACTGTTTTGATGTAACCCTAAATGCAGGTCAGTAAAGAATCCGACCTTATGTTCCGTATTTGAGGGCATTTACGTGTATAACTCTTTATCGTAATCTTTCTGTGGTGCGGTGTTTGAAGATTTGTGAGCTATATCTAACTCACTATACAGTTGATCTTGATATGCTGCAATAGTTTCTCTATATTTTTTTTCTTTCTTAATTCTATTAATAAATGCATGATAAGCAATTGTAGTAAAATATGAAAACGGATTAGATGTAGACTCTAAGTTAAATTTCTTATTTTTAACAGCAGCAATCATTTTAACTATTGCGTCACCTATCATGTCGTCTTTATAGCTATAATTTATAAAATTCGGAGAATAACTTAAACCAACAGCAATCTTACTAGTCGATTCTGCAAGCTCTTCTACTAAGTCGTCTGATTCATAATATTCCTTTAATAACTGTAAAAACCGTTTCGGATTAACGTAGTACGTTTTCTTACTTTTCTTTTTTCTTTTTGGTTTCATTAAATTGAGTAAATGTGTATCTTATTCGCTCCGTGTCATATAAAGCTAATCTTTGTTCAACATGACGCTGCCCATAACGCAAATTATCAGCAATGTCGAATATTATAAGCTCTTGTTTATCAATATGCAAGCGTAGCCCGCGACCTATACTTTGAACTATTTTAATTTTTGCTTTTCCGACACCTCCGAATACAATATAGTGTAAATTCTTAATATTAATACCGGTCGAGAATATTTTTGATATAGCTATTACAATTACATTTTTTTGTGCTTCCATGTAGTTTTGTATCTCTTTTCGATAGTCTACATCAACACTGCCTTGTATAAAATATACATCTTTGTATTTACATATTGACTGTAGAGCCTCTAATAATAATTCACCGTGCTCTATGTAATCAACTAATATTAACCCGTTATTGTCAAGTTTATTACACAGTTTAGCGATTAAATTGTTTCTATAAGAACTATTGCGTATAAATTCATTTTCTTGTAAGTAATACGCGTTACTATTAGTACCGTGATATATTTCTGCTGTTGGGGTATTATAATTTAATTGTAATACATGAACTTTAGATTTTGCGACATAGTTATTGTCTCTTAGTTCATGCGCCATTTTTTCATATAATTGAGGACCAATCTTACCAAAAATATTCCATTTATCTAAATTATCTGGAGGTAAGGTCCCGGTAAAGCCAAATCGATTAGGAGTGTTTACAGATCGAAAAAGTTTATTTACTTTATTACCTCTTCTTACCTTGTGAACTTCATCTACTATTAACATATCAATATGCTCAATCCAAGATATATCTTGTTTAGAACTTTGTAATATACCTAGATTTGATACTATGACATTTGTAGATAAATCTAGTTCGTCTTTACCTGTCCACTTTGATGTAGTAAAAGATGTATTATATTCTTTAAAATCGTTTGTTGTTTGATTTGCAAGGCCTAAATCAGGTACAATAACTAAACATCTAAAATTCTTGCTATAATTTTTATAATAAAATTCTAACAGACTCGCCATTGCTAAGGTCTTACCTCCAGCAGTTGCTAGAATTATTGTTCCTCTTCCATGGTGAATACATGCATTAACTATATCTTGTTGATAATCTCTTAATTTTAAACTTAAATCATATGGAGTAACATTGGTTTTAGTTAAGGAAGGATATAATATATCTTTAATTTTAGCTTGTAATTTAAATAAAATATCTTTTGATTTACAAAATTGCATTACCTCTTCTAATAAGCCAATTTCAACTTTACCTTGATTAGTAATCGCATATGTTCTCGGCGGTACAAATCTACCGAATCGACGTTGAAAGTGAACAGCTTCGTTTTTAACGCTAAAATGTTCTCTTATAATATTAACCTCAGGACCATCTATTATAGCATGAGTGTTTGAATTAAATTCAATAGTAATCATTGAGTCTCAAGCTTCATAAGTTCTACTAAATTTTTAATATCATTAGTAGCGAAGCTTATATTTTTATATATATTTTCTAGATAATCAATGATAAGCTGTTCGTTCTTTATTTTTACGTCTATAGCTTTAATTTCTTTTTTATTTCGAACCGCCCTTTCTGCGATAATTCTGCTGACTCTTACGGGTTCTGTATTTTGAAATTCAGTAATTCTATCTTCTAACGCAGCCTCCCTTTTAAATTTAATGTTACTTAGATTTATTTTATGATTTATAAGTCTAGCTGCCCACTTATGCTTATTATTTACTAATCTCTCTTGAGTAGTAATAACTTCCAATCGGTCTAAATCTGTGTCAAGGTTAACCTCTTCGAGGTATTGATTGATAATATCACCAACGTCCATATATTTATTATAGTACAATTATGCATAAATCAACTAAATACTTAAAATGCGCTTATTCGATGAGGCAATAGCTCAGTATCTAGCAGATAATACAATGGCTTCGGCCGGTATGGCTATGGATGGCGGTCAGGGTGGTGGGGAGTATACAGATGGTGATACATATGCCCCGGGAGATGCACGCTTACCTAAGGTTTTAGGATCTACTATAAAGCGGAAAGGTAAGGTTAAGAAGGTTAAGAGGAAAAAGAAAGCTAAAAAAAAACTAAACGAAAGTAAATCAATATATGATTACCTCTTATTTCCACCAGAAGGAGAGGATCAAGAAAAGATAGTTGCTAATATTGCAAAACTACAAAATAATCCTAATGAAGCTTATAGGGGTATATCTTCAGCAGAATATAAAAATTTAATTAAAAATGGTTTTGTAGTTTCGCGAGGTGTTGGTAATACACGTAAAGGGATATCAGGATCATATGTTTCAGATGATGTTCAATTAGCGGGTAGGTTTGCATTTCATGAATACAAAAAAACTGGTAGAGGGTACTTGTTAATATTAGATAGAGATAAGCTACCTGAGTTAAATCCTGCAGATGAAGGTAATTACTGGACTGAAAAAATACCTAAAGAAGCTGTTCTTAAATTTATTAACTTGCAAGATCTGGCTAGATAGTATATAATTATATAATGCCTAGTGCAGCGAAGCAAAAGGGTAACAGCTGGGAACGAGATGTTGCTAAAGATTTAAGCGAAGTATTTGACGAAAACTTTATTAGGGTTCCAAATTCCGGCGCTTATACCGGCGGCGCAAATTCTCACAGACTTAATCGATTAACAGAAGATCAAAAGCGTATGATGGATGGAGATATTATGGTACCTCCATGCATGTCCTCTTTTAAGATTGAGTGTAAGAGTTATAAAACATTTGATTATCATAAATGCTTCACAGACAATAAGACTTTAAACAAATGGATTCAACAAGCTGAAAGTGAAGACAATTGGTTTTTAGTTATTAAAGTAACTCGTAAAGGTAGTTATATTTTATTTCCGACAAATTTATCACATTATTTCCGATATAAAAATTACTTGCGTTATACCAACAAGTATATTATAACTAGTTACACAGATTTTTGGAAGAATAATGCAACCGCAATTCGAAAACTTAACGAAACATACACATCTAAGCCCAGGTCTTTCATATAGGCTCCCGGATTCTTTTTTTAAGATTGTTAATTTTACGCCTATATTACGATTCGTACATAATCAGGCGGTTATTAAGACATCTGAGTTTGGCTTAGAGTTAAAACATAATAATGCACAGCATAAAAAATATATATTTCATTATTTTATATATTATACGTGTGAAATATTAAAAAAATATAATAAGAAATATAAACCGGTTATATTTTTTGATACGACTAATGAATTAAACTTGTCATATAGGCCGTTTTTAGATGTTTTTAGTAAAAAATTTCCAGTAATAGTATTACAAGAAGCTAGTACTTTTAGTAGTTTTAAGAAAAAGGTTAAATGTGACGGGTATAGGGAAGAGCTTTGTGTTGTATTAATGCGAAAGCTTAAAAAGAATCAATGTAAGTCTTTTTACTTTAATAAATTACAATACTTTTGTAAGAAGTATGATCTTACATTTTTAGATAAAACATACTTCGAAGACATGAGAAATAAACTTTCTCTCCTATAAATAATTATAATGAGCAAGTTCACATCAATTGTCGATGAAGCTTTAACTAAACAGCAGCAAGCTGACGCAGGAACCACCGCCGCTATAGCAGCTGCAAAAGCAGCTGAAGTCGCTGGAAAAAAGGATCCGACAAAAAAGCCTTCACCTGTACAGAGAAAACTCTTACAGGGGTTAAAAAAGGCTACCATGGCTGCTGGGAAGACTTTAGCTAAAGTTGCTATGCAGAGTAATAAGCCTAAAGGTACAGTAATTGAAGCCGAAGGAGATGAAGTTGCACCAGCTGCACCAGCGCCTGCACCAGATGCAGCAGCACCAGCGCCAGCACCTGAGATTGAACCTCAACCCTTAACTACAGAAGGTGAAACATTTTATGTTAACTTATCGCGTAAGTGTTTATTTGTAGACTTAGATAATGCTGATTTAAATGACGCGGAGAGACAGGCCATTACGCAAGACGTACAACCTCAGAATGCAAAAGAAATTGCTAAGATTTTGCGTAAGGTTGTTAGTGATTATGGATTAGGTGAAAATTTTGATTCTAAAATAGACGCTCTTATCGAAGACTTAAAAAAAAACGATAGAGTAGTTGTTCTCGTACCGGGAAGCTTTAAGCCCCCTCATAAAGGCCATTATGAAATGGTTAGACAATATAGTGAGACGTATTCTCAAGGTCATGTTCATGTTTTAATATCTGCTCCGTCCGCTAACAGTGAACGAAGAACTAAGGACGGTAAACTAATTACTCCAGCATCCGCGAAACAAATATTTGAACTGTATGTTCAACCTCTTAACAATGTTACAATTAGTGTTTCCGAGTTTCCATCACCCGTTACTGCAGCATTTGAGTCCCTAAAAACTCTTGATCCGGGTACTACAGTTATATTAGGCGCTAGTAAGAAGGATAATGATTGGAAACGCTGGATGTCAGCACAGTCTTGGGCTGAAAAAGAAGGATTAGAGTTAGATATTGCGAATCCTGAGGAGACTGCAGTTGATGTTGTATCTAATAATATAGGTCGACCTTATAGCGCTAGTAATATAAGGGATAACTTTGACAATTTTGAACAAATAAAAACTGACATACCGGAGCACGTCAGTCCTGAAGAAATTAAAGCTATTTTTGACTCACTTTAAATCTCTTACAAAATCATAAAACTCTTGTCTTGTAAGATCCCCTCTATCTAAAAATGCGCCGGACATTCTAGCAGTTTTCATTGTGCTATTGTGCTTAACACCTCTAACACACGCACACATATGATCTGCTTCTACTAGAACCGCAACTCCTTTATTTTGTTCAGCCACAAGATCAATGTGTTTATGAATTTGCATAGTTAAATTCTCCTGCACTTGTGGTCTTCTCGAGAACCACTCAACAATTCTATTTAATTTACTAAGACCGATAACCTTTCCTTCTTTACCAGGTATATAAGATACATGAGCAAAACCAACAAACGGTAGGTGATGATGAGAACAGAAGGAATGTACTGTAATATTACCCTGAAAAACTAAACCATCATAACTATCGACATTATCGAATGCTGTTATTTTAGGAGGTTCATTATAACACCCTTCAGCTAAGTCGTTGACAAACGCTTTTGCCACCCGTCTCGGTGTGTCTGCGCTGTTTGGATCATTTCTCCAGTCGAACCCTAAGGCATCCATATAACACTCATAAGCAGCAGAAGCCTTTTCAATAATTAATTCTTTTTCTTGTTCTGTTCTTGGCTTATTACCGTTAGCGTATTGAAGTAAATCTTCATTCATATAAATCATTATAATATAATTAACCCGTAAATCAACAGTTGATTACTATTAGGTTGATGTTATAATAAAAATATATGAGTTTTACCAGTACGAAGATCCTAGAGCTTGGTAGTTGTGCTTTTCGTCAGCCTAAGGCAGAGTCTCACTGTAGATTTTTACATGGTTATCGACTAACAGCTAAATTTTGGTTTAAAGCTAATCAACTAGACGAAAATAATTGGGTAGTGGATTTCGGGAGCCTTGATCACTTAAAGAAACTTCTTAAGAAGCAATTTGATCATACTACAGTTATAGATAAAAATGATCCGTATATTGAAAGTTTTGAAGGTCTCAATGGAGCTGGGGTATTAGATTTACGAGTAGTGGACGGAGTTGGTATTGAAAAATTTGCTGAATATTGCTTTAAAGTGAGCAGTGACTTTATTTCAGAGCAATCTGAAGGAAGATGTTGGGTAGATAATGTTGAAGTATTTGAACATGAAAATAATTCTGCTATTTATACTGAAAATATGGTTACTACTATGAGGTTTGCAAACCATACAGAGCAAGACAATGGGTAAAGGGAGTAAAAGAAGACGTAGAGAGGATATAGGAGAAATTGTTTCCAATTGGGATGAAATCAATTGGGGATATATAAAGTTTACTAAAGACGAAGAAGCTGATAAAAAGAGAGATGACCGAAAAAGAATCAACGATAATGACCGCGGACGGAACTGAGATAATATACTTATCAGACGATAAGATATTTTACACAATTGAAGGAGAGGGAGAGTTTATAGGTTATCCCTCTGTATTTATGCGACTATCAATGTGTAATTTAACGTGTAAAGGTTTTGCCTCTACTGATTCTCCTCATGGTTGTGATAGCTTTATATCTTGGCGTGTAAAGAATAAGTTTACATTAAAGGAAGTTTTTGACCTTTTAAAAAGTAGCGGATATAAAGATCATTTATACAACGGCGCTATATTAAAACTTACTGGAGGGGAACCTTTAGTACAACAAAAAGCGTTATTAAAATTTTTAGAGTATATGGAGATTGACTGGGGATGGGTTCCTCGTATAGATTTTGAAACTAATGCAACTATTCTACCTGATAAAGAATGGACAAGAGTAGGTGCTACGTTTACTACATCACCTAAAATGAGCAATAACGGAGATCCTGTAGAGCGTCGCTATAAGCCTGAAGTTTTAGAATGGCATGCTAATAGAGGTTCCGGGTTTAAATTCGTTATTGATAATGAGTCAGACATTGACGAGGTTTTTAGTAAATATGTTGTTCCGTTTGATATACCAACTGGCCAAATTTGGCTAATGCCTTGCTGCGGTAGCAGAGAGGAGCATATAGAGAAGGCTCCTATGGTAGCTGAATTAGCGAAAAAGCATAGATTTAATTTTAGTCCACGACTGCACTTAATGGTGTGGAATATGGCATTAAAAGTTTAATTTAATAAATATTAAATAATATGAGGATTGCAATTAGCGGAACCGCTTGTCAAGGTAAGACTACTCTAATTAAAGATTTCTTAGATCAATGGCAAATCTATAAGACTCCAAAAAAGACTTATAGAGATATTATTAAAGAGAATAATGTTGATCATTCTTCGGAGATTAATAAAAAGACACAATGGGATATCCTCAATTTCATGATTGAGGAGCAACAGAAATATAGAAAAGGTGAAAACGTTATTTTTGATCGATGTCCGTTGGATAATTTAATATATAGCATGTGGGCCGTTGAGCAACCAGATAATGATATCGATGAAGAGTTTGTCAAAAAGTGTATACCGTTAGTACGTGAGAGTTTTCGAAATTTAGATGTTATATTTTTTACACCTATTACTAAGGTAGCTCCTGTTGAAATAGAGGAAGATGATTTAAGAGATACTGATGGAGAGATCATAGAATCCATAGATAATATATTTAAAGCTGTACATCGAGAATATGAACATAATCCTAAAACTACATTTTTTATTACAGATGACAAGCCTGCTATTATAGAGGTTTTCGGTAGTAGACATGAACGGATACAATTATTAAAATTATATATTGATGCAGAAGGCGACGCTCAAGACCCTGGTAATATATTAGACGAAGAAACCCTAAGGGAGATGAAAAAGCTTCAAGAAGTATGGAAAGATGTTGATCCTGAAGAGAATTCTCTTGTTAAAAAGGAGATGGAAAGGAAAATCAAGGAAGATAAAAGGAAAGTTAGATTAAATAATTATAGATGAGCGAATATGATAAATTATGCGAAAAATATATGATAAGAAGAGTTATGTCTTTTTATCCTCGTAAGTTTGATTTATCTCCGGAGTTCGTAGAGGCCTTTAAATTAGAGTATTCACGTTTAATCGAGTCAGGTCAAAACAAACGAACGCTATTTGAGAGAATACGCAAAGCATTAACCTTTCATCTTTGACCTTTGTAATACCTTTACGATATGCTTAAGTATCTCTGACCTAACAATTTCAAGTTCTGTAAATGTAAATACGCTTATACCGAGGTCTATAGATTCTTCCGTATTAAATGCATCATATATCGCCTTAAATCCTGATCGGTTGCCGATATCGCTTTGCTGAGAATCTCCAATAACTATATATTTTGATTCGTGACCAAATCTAGTTAAAATAGTCGTTAGTTCTTCTCGAGTTAGATTTTGAGCCTCATCAACTATTACATATGTATTCTTAAATGTAACTCCTCTTGTATAATTAACGGGAACGCACTTAATAAAGCTTTCTGACATTAATGTATTAATCGTTGTACTATCTAATAGTTCGTTTAATTTTTCTAATAGAGGAAGACTCCATGGCAGAAACTTCTCTTCAACTTCCCCCGGCAATGATCCCATGCTTTTTGACGCGGACTCTACAATGCTGCGGATGTATACTATCTCTTCTATCCTTTGTGTGCGGAGTAATTGTAAGGCGATGTAAACTGATAAATATGTTTTTGCCGAACCGGCGGGGCCATCTATTAAAGACATTTTACAATTATCCCTAAAACAAACCTCTAAGAAATTATCATGTACTTCTGTTAAGTTGTATTTTTGCTGTATGCTATAGTCT